GTCCATTGTCTATCTACCTGATTGATTAGGAGGTGGGGGGGTTCTCAATCTGAGTGATTCACCCGCTGCAGTGAGTTCGTTTGACGCCCTGTCGTGTAGCTTGTCATGCTCTGAGTTAGTTAATGATATCAGATTCCACAGACAGTATTGATATTGTGGATATCTATCTCTAGGCCATATGTGGTGTACCATCTGTGCATCTTTTCTTTTACCGTATCTCAATGACATTTGGCACAAAAACTTATCACGCTTTAACGCCTGTTTTCTAAGCGCAAGCCATTTTGTGCTTTTATAAAAAGCATCTGCATATTTAATCATAATCATAACGACAGGAGAAACCCGGTTGTTACACCGGGCAAAGCTAATACTCTGTCGTAGCTTTGAGTGTCATTGACAGGCCTTGAACCTGTAACCTATCCCTTATAAGGAGATTGCTCTGCCTATTGAGCTACAACGACAAATTGCCGTCTTAGTTTCACCGGCAATCGAAAGGAGGTTAAAATGTCAAACAAAAAGAACGTGACAATCGCAGCATCACGCTCTCTCTGTCTATATTTAGTTTACAACATGCCAGGGGTGGATTTCAATAGCAACTTTTCTATTGCCTTTTTGTGTTTGCGTTGTACCGTTGACTTATCGTAGTGCATTAGGCCAGCTATGTCCTGCATTTTCTTGTATGCTAAGTATCTGTAATTGAGTATAGCTTCAAGTTCACAATCGTTAATCTCCGCAATTGCATTTGCTATCTCAACACGTACATCAATCAATCTGTCAATGACATCATCAATTGCTTCACTACTAATTTTTTCTTCGCCTACCCCAAGGCTTAACATCATTTTCCTTTCTTGCTCTTGCACAGCCATTAACGCATTTGCTTTTAAATCAGCGCAAAACGCTCTGTTTAACCACTCTATCTTCTCCGACTGTTCAATCGTCATGCTATCCCACCTCGCTCAAAAACTTCTTTAACTCCTGCAATTTCTGTTGCTGTCTCATTGCTTCAGCAAATCCCACCTGATTTTCTTTCTTCTTTTTGATTATGTGTGACTGGTGTGCAATGTCGTCTTTTGCAGCGTAAATATCTGTCGGGTCTATGCCTCTTGATTTAAGCTCCTCTTTTAGTTTGTCGGTCAATATTCCATCGCCAATGTACTGACGATATTCTCTTGACATCTCCTCACACGCTCTCACAAACGCGTTAGCACGTTTAACGCCGAGGTTAAAATATCTGCACGTCATACAAACAAACTATGCTATCGTATCGTCTAGTGCGTCTGTGTATGCATCTGACATCATCTGCGCCATGCGTGCCATTTCCTGCTTTGACGGAGTTCTCGTTGATTTCATATCTCATCCTCCCAAATCGGTATCCCGTCCGTTTTGTTGTTTGCTCTTATCTTTGCAAGCTCAGCCGATTCCCTGATGCACTGTTGTATGTACTCATTGCTGACTACGCAATACCCACAATCAGACAGTTTATTAATTACTACAGCGTTGTTTTGATTTATACTGTCTATGTGTATCAACTCTCCAGAGTCAATCAACTTGATTAGCTCAGGCTGTTCCATACGCTTAAGGTCATTCATATTCATTCTCAGCATCCTCCATATTTATCAAGTAATCGGTATAAAACCTGGCCTTTTTTAAATCTTCAGTACCATTTTTCTTATTTGAACGCCACATGTACTTAAAAGCGTTCAGCTCACAAAACGCTTTTACCTTTTCAACTCCGAAAACCTCTTTCATGACTTCTATGCATTCATACTTTCCGTTGCTGTAGTGTGACGGATGATTTGCAGTATCCGTGCCGTTTGATGTTTCGTTTTCAATCATTATTGTTTCATCCGTTCTCACTTTGTAATGCTTCCAACACATTAACCGCTTTCAAAATAGCATCATATCTCTCACGGTATTTCTTGCGTTCCTCCGGTGAGACTGGTTCCCACATGTCCTCAGCCATATGTTTGGCTTTAAGGCTGTGCAGGATCGATTCAAGGATATTTACCAGATTTACGTTGACTTTTTCTGTAGGTTGTTCGTCAATGATTTTAAACACTTGAGGTGTTACATTGCACAAATCAGGATTTTTTAAATCTGCTATAAGTTTATCCACATCAATTAATCTCATTGTGTTACCTCCCTCAAACTTGCAACATACTTTCCGTAAGTTAATCCTGCTTTTCTTGCTTCTGCTGCAATCGCTGAAATTCTTGCATTGCTATTTCTGATTATAATTATGTTTTCCTCATATTCTTGATTTGCCTTTTCTTCATATTTTTTGTGTGCTGCGACTTGTTGCTTTTTTCTCATGCTTTTTTTACAATCCAGACAATACTTTGTGTTGCAGTGTTGTGTAATGATGTCTTTTTCGCAGATATCGCATTTTATTAAATATGTACTCATTGTTTGTCCTCCCATAATATTGCCTGCCCACAACTAGGGCAGTAATCATGCTCTTCATAGTCAACCTCAAACTTCTCTCCTATTGTCATTTTTATCATCCTTTCGTGAGCTTTAAATCTTCTTTAAGTTTAACACTAGAATTACCAAGTCCTGAATAAAAACTTGTTTCAGGCTTGTACCATTGCTCATACATTTTCTTTTCAAGTTCTTCTTTATAAAGTTGTGCTGGCTTTATCATTTTCAAACCTCCTATTCTCACACTTCTCGCAAAACGTCGTTTCCTGCCTGCCACATACTCTGCATTCTCCTTCTTTCTCACATACGCTGCATGCAACCTTGCCGAACATGCCTCTGTCGCATGACTCCTGTTTTGCTAAGCAGTAAAAATAATTCTCTTTATTCACTTTTCAAGTCCTCCTAATACATTAAAAAACTTTCTGCACAATTCACATCCTGAGTTTTTAAGTGAAGGAGATAAAACTGCAAGTTTACGTCCTCTTTCCATTGCTGACTCCCAACACTTTAAATTTAGGCTGTTGATTTCGTATTGTTTGTATATCCTTGTTTTTTCTACCTTTGCAATATCCCTTGTTATTTTCCTTGTACGATATATTGCATATAGCTGTCTTAACGATAAAAACAATAATTGCTCTGCAGCATTTAAATTTTCGGGCATTTCTGCACATGATGCAGCAAGTCTTTCAAGTTCGTCCGTTGGCAATCTCAATCGCCTCCTCAGGGCTGTGTGCTATCCCGGCAATACAGCCACGTTTTTGCATCTGCTCAATAAAATTGATCTGCTCCGGCCTAACTACTCCTCCTGGCTTTTTAACTTCAATAAAATATGCTTTGCCATCTTTGATAGCAAACAAATCGCTGAAGCCTTTCGGAAGCCCAGTGTCAAACCATCTACCATCACTCAACTTTATTTTTCCAACGTTTGCTCGAAACACTGTAAATCCAGATTCTGATAACTTTATTCTGATCAGGTTCATAATATCTGTTTCTGTCATGATATGTACCTCAATTGATAGCTATATTTCGACGGTACCTCAATTCCTAACTCTATAGCTTTTCTCAGCACCCAACCGAACTTATATTTTCTGAGTTTCTGAAACTCAACAAGTTCAGAAAATGTCTTACAGTTCTGATATTCTGTATATTCAGCGTTTTTAATATCTTCTTGTCTTTTAACTTCCTGAAGGTCAATCTCAACAGTTTTCTTGTCTTTAGTCTGTTTAACGATATGACATTCATATCCGCATTCCGGACACGCTGTTTTATCTGCAGAATAAACTGTGAAACACTGCGGACATTCTTTAATTTTAATAAGGTTCTCTGCTTTACGCTTTTTAACATCTAACGTCCAGTTTCGGTTATCATCTACAAATCCATGTCTATACACGTTCCCTACATGGTCAATGATAATACCTATCTTATCAGGATTGTTCTTGTCCGCTCTCATGCATCGCATAGCCTGTTGTATATACAGCGTGAGTGATTGTGTGGGGCGTAATAATATAACACATTCGCAGTCCGGAACATCAAGTCCTACGCTGAATAGTTCACAGTTACAAAGCACCTGAATTTCACCTGATCTGAACTGCTGCATTATATCTGTTCTTACCTCTTCAGATGTATTTCCGTCAAGATGCGCAGCTGTAATACCGTACTCAATGAAGCGCTCTGATGTTTCTCTGCTTGATGTTACCGAACTACAGTACACTATTGTTTTTTTGTCTTTGGCTATTCTCAGCCAATTATTAACCGTCTCGCCGTATATATGTTTACCCTCCATAAGTTCTTGAACTTCTGACGAGACAAACTCACTGCCCTTGGTATGTAAGCCTGATGTATCTGCCAACTGCAAAGAATAATGTTTGTAGTCCGATAAGTGACCGTTATCTATTAGCCATCTTGTTGATACTCCCTGTACAAGTGCATCATATACATTGCCTAAACCACCTTGATTAAGTCTGCACGGTGTAGCTGTAAATCCAAGCTTAAGAGCACCCGAGAATGCATCATAAATCTTTGTATATGACTTTGCCGTTGATAAGTGACATTCATCTGTGATAATTATATCCGGTTTGTCTAATTCCGATATATGTCTTGTAACTGTCTGAACCATACCGACGGTCGTCAGATCCCAGTCAACGCCGCAACATGTGAATGTATTTCTGATCTGCTCACATAGTTCTTTTCTATGCACTAAAAACAAAACCCTGTTACCTTTTTTATTTGCGTTTGCTGCTATAGTTCCTTGGATTACTGACTTACCGCCACCACATCCGAGAACGCAACATATTGCATGTTTGCCGTGCATCAATTCGATTTTTATTTTGTTGACCAGATCTATCTGATAATCTCTTAATAACATTTTAACCTCCTGACTGTGTGTGGGGCTGTGGGGTGCTGTGGGGTAGCGGGTTTTTAAAATCCCCGCGCTCGTAAGCCACATAGGTACGCGCTTTGAGGCTGTTGAAAGCGTTGATGTGGGGCTGTGGGGCTAATTCGCGCAAATCTCGCGTATAGAGAAATTGTTTTATTTATTAAAAATATGAGTAAAAAAACACGTTATATATATTGCTGTATGTATGCGGGGAAAAAGCCCCACAGCCCCACACCATACAACAAACCGCGTAAATGCGTGCTTTACAGAGTATACTTAACCCCCACAAAACGCATTTTTAGCCCCCACAAAACACGATTTAAAGCATTTCAACATCATCTTCGCTATCAATTTCCACGTCCGGCAGCTTTAACAAGACACATTCTGTTAATATTCCGCCTATGCGTTTCCCACGAGTTGAATTTTTGCTCCTTGTTTTTATCAGCCCTTTTGACTTTAAAAAACTGAGTAACGCTCTGTCATTATATCCGGCATCCTCTACCGCGTTTCTAAATATAGTCCTATTTATATATATCCAATCTGTGTATGACCTCTGGCCGTATATTTTACTTGGTGCCTTATCATCGCGAGACATTCCGTTTGCATCAAGGAAATTACCAATATTCATTGCTACCCAATCACACACATACTGATATCCTCGGTCACCTACTGAAACTGATGCTTTTGATTTTAAAAATTGTGATACTTGTGTAACATCAAGCGGCTTGCTATTAAAGAACATT